CACTCATAATTATCTCCGTTTGCCCGTTGATGGGTCGTTTGCTTCACTGGCAGACAACACTTGTAGTCCACCCTTATTATATGCTTGTCCTATGACAGCACTACCAGTATACACTGGAATTTCTTTCTTGAAGGCATTACCACTAATACCATCCCCTCTGCTGGGGATGTCTGGTGTTTCCCTTCGATATGGCGCAGGCGCAAGGAATTGAACCTCACCTTGCAGTTTTGGAGACTGCCGTGCAGCCGATACACTACACCTGCCATGTCTGTAGTCAATATACTCTTCTAATGTGATTACTGGTGAACGCAATCGTTTAAGAAATTTATTATGCTCTCGCCAATCTGCTTCAAACTTGGCAGGGTTAATCTTTTTCTTTTTGCGTTTCTTCTGATTGTTGGTCGTGTAATACGCCGGAAGTAAATGCATACCGCTCATTATAAATCGCCTCCATTAAAACATCAGTTGGAAGATTGTCAATTGACTCACCATAGCGTTCTGTTAGGTCAGTTAAGTTGTTTGTTTGCTTTTGCTTCTTTGAGTAGGGCATTTACCACTCCTGTCCAATAATTGATACCCCAATCTGAACCAGATGTTTTGCACCTATCCAGAGCGGCCATGGCGTTGTCAATTAGTCTTGAATAATTAATCATTGATAATCTCATAAGCGGCCTCAACCGCATCAAATCCATAACCACCGATATGCCATTCATATTCCTCAGTAGGAATTCGTCCATCTTTCCAATTGTATATGGAAAACTTGACAGGTGAACTATCTTCTTGAGGCACCATAACAGTCCACTCACAGTTTACCTTTTCATAAGGGTCTGCATCAGTGTATGTAGGCTCTCCAAAAATCTCAACCAACTTATCATAGGTTGTTGAGATTTTGCCCTGTAATGAACTCATGTTCATATCCACATCTGTTTCAAAGTTTTTCATAATATATCCTCTCTATTTCACTTTCTTATCATAACCCAAAATCTCTCGTTTGTAAAGAGATTTTAGAAAATATTTGGCACGTCCAAAATAGTCTGACATTTCGTCAGTGCAAACATGGCGCTCCCACATCAACACTTCCCTTCGGTGTTCATAGTATTTTTCAATACAATATGTTCTAAATTTTGATTGCTGTTTATTCATTGAAAACTCCTGTCTTACTGAGGATTAGCCCTCCAGCAATACTCATTATAAGTCCAACACTAATTACAGTCAACATCTCACCGATAGTATTTGCTTGTTCCATACACTTTCCATCACAATCGTTGGCAGAACCAGCGATTACGATAAAACCAAAAAACAACAAAACGAAACCAATAAACTTCATCATAACTATTTAACCTCAATCATATGTCACTTGTGCAGCGTAGTCAATTTTATCAAAGATTGCTTCCAGTTCTGCAATCCGTTCACGACACTTCATTTTCGCAAATCCATTGCCTGGAGTTGCCTTTTTCTTACGTTCTAGTGTCTTTAACATATCTGTAAAAAACACATATTCATTTTGTAGTTGTGTCAACTGTTCCATTATTTCACTTCTCCGAAAAGTTTACCCATACCTTCAAACACTACGTTGAAGGCGTTCATCTCATAACACCAGTTCGAAAAGAACTCATCATCGTCTTGGTCATCAGATGCAATGTATTCTTCCCAAACACGGTTCATCGCATTCATACCTTCAAGACAGTCACCACGACCAAAACGAGTCATTGTGTCCCATGCCTCATCAAAGGTAGGAACATCTACAAAAAAATCTGGAATCTGAAACATAATATTTACCTCTTTCTCTCAACTTACATATACATTATAGATGTTCTAATAACATATGTCAAGCACTTTTTAGCACTTTTTCAAGTTTTTTTAGCAATTCATCTATATCGTTTTCATTTGCCTGATAGATAATACCAATACCACCGTTCTTAATCCAACGGTCAATGTTAGATGGTTTGTCATCAACTAGAATATTGGGTGTCCCATCAATCGCATCAACGGCATATTTCTCTTTCATACCAGTGAAAATCAGTTTGTCGATATCAGGCAGAAATCCCTTATCAGTCAACCAAACACGTTTCCAGTATGCAGAGTTGTCTCGATCTCCACGCAATGGTGAAGAACAGATACCCCAATCACCAGTAGAGCGAGCAAAATCAATCAGTTTTTGTGCAGTGGGGAACACATCAAGTGTGTTAAAGAAATCCGTTCCTTGTAACTGGACAATAGCCTTTTCTTTGTCCTGTATCATTTTCCAATGATCTTTACCAAACTTCTGAGCAAACCCTGTAAAGAAGTCAGCAAGAACACCGTCCATATCCAAATATAATGTCATAATATAATCCTTTCTCGATTTCTACATACATTATATGTTATTAGAACAGGTTTGTCAAGCAATTTCGCTTAAAAAAAGCCCTTGAAAATCAAGGGCTTTTCATTTATTTTTTAGTTATTATCGTTTTTTCTTATCAAGTTCTTGTTTAATCCATGCTTTTGCAATGTGATTCGATACTTTCTTTTTAACCAACATTGCAATCCGTTTCCATACTTTATTGAAAATGTCTTCACCAGCATCATTATTGTCAACGATAATCATATTTGATGTTCCAAATAGTCTCTGGAATTTACCAATGTTCTGTTGGACTGCATTCCACATCTTTGCAACTTCATTTTCTGGGAGTGTGCGAGAACGCATTTTATTACGTTCTTGTGCAGTATCTATTGAGGTGTTTACAAAAATCATGTAACACTCATATCCAATACCTTTTAGTCCAGCAACCTGTTTTGCAATCTTGTCATAGTCTTTACCAGTTCCATCAATGATAAGTCCAAGTCTACCTTGCAAGAAGTTACCTTGCATACGTTTAGTCGTGGCTTTCGCACGAACTCTAATTGCTTGACCCTCGTCTGAAAAGATATCTTCTGGTGTAGCTTCAAGTCCAGCGTCTTTCAACATCTTCTCATAAATGTCATCACTGTTCACAATCTTCATTCCTAGTCCACCTGTTGTTTTACGAACAACATAGGACTTACCGCTGCCAGGCCCGCCCGCTAGAAAGATTGCTTTAAATATGTTGGGATCGTAAACCCCCTCTTGCAGTTCTTTGAATGTTTTCATTGATCTTTCCTAAAAATTCCTCAGTTCTTTTTAAGTATAACTCTTCGTAGTATTTAGTCTCTTCTTCAGTTTGGTATTGCATAACACGGTCTGCTCCTTGTCTTTGAAAGTTCATATTTCTCAGTCTGGTTTTTAATTTTTGTGAAGCCATTTGATTCCTCATTTTGGTTAGAGTTAAGAGACATCATATAAAAAATAAGTTATACACCTCCTTTACACTTGTTCATCTGTTGCAGGCCCGGCATCTGTCAATGCTGTGCCGCCAGGCCCTGTTCCCACTTTTGAGAACGGTTGTGCTACATCATCTTTGATTGCAAGCATGTAGCATGTATGTTTTGGATCTTTATCGTTCTTCATAAAAGAATGTCTTAGTTGTTTTACGAGATATCTACCACTCATAGTTTCGTCATAAGAACCACCAGAAGAAGAAGACTTATTAGGAATTTCTAATGAAATCAAATCCCCTGCCTGAACTCTAGTTGTTCCTACAACTTCTACTTCTACTTTTATAGCAGCATCAATCTGTGCAAGTCTAGAACGTCTTTTCATTAACCATTTTTCGATGTTATTACCATCGTAGATAGTCTCACCACCCTCATCTTGTAGAGTATAAAATGTTTCTGTTGGATCAAGGTCAATGGACTGAACAAACTGTGTTGACATAGGATATTCAGTCATCTTCTTAGATTCGTCTGTTTCTAGAGCTTCTGACAATAGAGGATTTGGACTACCAAAGTTACCATTGGTATTTGTGTGTTTTTCTTTAGGGAAGTTTTTTAGATAGTCGAACTTGAGTTCTTCTTCCAAATCCATTGTTCTTCTTTTCTTATTCTGCCAGTCGTAGATAATAATATTTGATGAATACAATCCCTTCATCAAGTTTGAAAGTGTGTCTTGTGATTGGTTGATATTGTAACTGATAATGTTTTCCATTTCTGCTATTTTGTTATCATTATCACCATCTTCTGTTCTTGCTCCTGGCGTGTGTTCACGATAAACACCAGTTACGGTTGGACGGTCGAAAAGATTATCTAAACTTCTAAAATGAAACCCGAAACATGTTTCATAAAACAGATATGATGGTGCGAATTGATGCTTCACCGACATACTTCTTTGTGCAATCAAATTAATTGCATGAAAGGGTTTGATGTTTGGCATTACCATTTTATATAGGTTTGAAGTCTTTTCAAAGAATAGTTTTTTCTTAGAATTAAGGCCCTGTGGATCACGCAAAATCTTTTTTACAATCTCTGACGGTTCATCTTTGAATGATTGTGATACACGAACTCTGTTGTTCATATATGCGTCTTGTGTTGTGAAAGAAACTGTAACTGCCTGTGTTCCATCATTTACATCTGTAACAGACAAAACCTTATTGACATACAAAACATTCTTTGTAAAGTCTATAATAGTTTTTTCATTGGGACTATTTTGTGGAGTGAATATCTTTAAATAAAGACGTTCTTGACCAATAATTGGGCCATTGCGAACCAATGCATTGGTATCTTGAAAAGACAATGTTCCAGTAATTGAGTTTGATAAAATATCTTCATATATTTCTAATGAAGAATACGCATCTTTAAGACTGAATGAGTTACCTTTTACTGTAACCAATCTTAATTCGTCAATATGGAAATCGCCTGCATATTGCAGTTCGTTTCTAGACATAATTAACCTTCAATAATTTTTCTTTCAAACTCTTTTTCAATAGATTCTACATATCTAGGTTGAATAAGTTTGATTCTTCTTTTCTCTTCATTTAGTGCAGCTTCATATTGATAATTTGTCACTGGTGTTGCAAGAGGATAACCAGTGTTATTCGGAATTTCAATATCAACAGTAGTATCACCAGATTCCTGTTTTATTGTGTAATGATGAATACCGTCAACATCATCATACTTTGAAGCAATAAACTTTTCTAATTGTGGAACTGCCATAGGCCATTCATTATAGTAATCTTGAATATCATTTGCAAGAAGAATTATCCAATGATACTCTGATTCCTCATAATATCTATGTGCAATCATTTCTGGAGTTTCACCATCTCTGACATCATAGATATCAAAATTAACTAACCTACTACTAGTAAGAGTTTTAAATCTAACTCTTTTTATGATATTTGTAAGTGTGGTTATATTACCATTACCTTTTACATCATAGTCTATTTTTGGAAATTTTCTAAAATACATGATTAATAACCGTCCTCCACTCTCTGTGCAGTAGGAAGATCCAACTCTTGAAAGGTTAGTGATATACTGGTTTCTACTGGATTTCCATCTGCAAAAAATTGAGCTCTAGCACCACCATAAGTTACATTACAAGCCGTGCAAACACTTTTACCAATTTTAGGTAAAGCATTTGCATCATTGGGTTTAAACTCTATTTCAAATAAAGATGGAACTCTAAATCTAAGGTTTCCTGCTCCAGAAGTTCTTGGAGCCATATTTGTTCTAAATGTTTTTACGATACTTTTTATTGCATTTGATTCTGCAGCAGACTTTGGCATCATTCTAAAATCAAACTGAAATGTTCTTCTATCAATAGTCTCAAAAACCATTTCCATTCTATTATTTGCAACCTCACCGCCTTGTATTTCTTGAATTGCTACGGCAGCGGCTGCCTCTGCACCTAAGTTATCTGCAAATCCTTTAAGGTAATTTTTCGCAGCATCCATTGCTGATGCTTCACCAGTAAGGCCTTGATATGCAGCAAGAGTGTTACCTAGAGCAACTTCACTATACTTTGCAGAGGTATTGTTTGCAATTTGAGCAGGCATATACAAAGCGATAAAATCTTTAGGAGATTCGGAAACAGGCCTTGCAATAGTAGTATTATTACTTTCTGGCCCTCCTGCTCCTTCTGGGAAATCAACTTTTAGTCCATCTCCAGTATTTGTAAATACTTTAAAGAGAACATAGTGTCTAGACAAGGGCCCACCCAAGTCTGAAGGAAATTGAGTATATCCTGTCCCTCCACCTTGTGATAGTAACTTTCCTCTTGTTGTCATCTAAATAATCCTATAAACATGTTTGTGAAAGTATTTATATAGACAAATGGCATACAGCGGCAGATATAATCCAACTAACCCTAGAAAATACAGAGGTGATCCCGATAAGATCATATATCGTTCTCTTTGGGAGCGTAGGTTTATGGTTTATTGTGATAATACTGATGAAGTTTTAGAGTGGGGGAGTGAAGAAATTATTATACCTTATATTTCTCCATTAGATGGAAGAATGCATCGTTATTTTCCAGATTTTTACACAAAAGTTCGTCAAAGAGATGGAACAATAAAAAAGTTATTGATTGAGGTTAAACCAAAAGCACAGTGTGGCCCACCAAAGATACCAAAAAGAAAAACAAAGAGATTTGTAAATGAGGTTAGAACTTGGGGGGTAAACAAGGCAAAATGGGAGTCTGCAATAGAGTTCTGTAAAGATAGGGGTATGGAATTCATGATACTGACTGAAGATCATCTTGGTTAAACTGTATAAATACTAGCATGACAAACAGATATTTTGATAAGTTAGAGCAGGCAACAGGCGGTAGAGAGAAGTCTATTCGTTGGTTTCGTGATAAGATTAGAGATTTTGGAACACCACCACCTTTGCAACTGGTTAATGAAGGAGAAGTTCGTCCATACCCATATTGGGGTAGGATGAATTTCTTTTTGTATGATGCAAAATATAAAGATAAACTTCCTTATTGGGATAGGTTTCCACTAGTCTTACCACTAGAAGAAACAAACAATGGCTTTATTGGATTAAATTTTCATTACCTATCTATACCTATGAGATTAAAACTATTAAACATAATCACAGATTTCGCTACAGACAGAAGGTTTGATGAGGATACTAGAATTAATACTACATATAGGCAATTAAAAAGACACCCAATAGTCAAACCAACAATTAAGAGATATCTAAACAGTAAACTTGATTCACCATTCCGTAGAATAAATGTGGATGAAATGATGATGGCAGTGTTATTGCCAATACAACAATTTCAAAAACAAAGTGAAACAAAAGTTTACTCTGATTCTAGAAGGATGATGGCAAGAAGATGAGTTTTTTTACTAGTGGAACTTCAGGCAATTTCTTTTCAAGTATATCAAGTAAAGGAATAGTTCGTCCTAATAGATTTGAAATCTCTATTACTTCTGCTGCTGGAGGAGATAATAGACTTGTAGCACTAAGGTGTGAAAGTTGTGAAATTCCAGGCAGAAACATGAGAACTGAAGCAAACGAAAATGTTTATGGGCCTTCATACGAAATTGCTCATGGACTTACACTGTCTGGCGAAATCCAAATGGTATTTTTGTTAGACAGCGCTTATGAAATACAACAATATTTTGATGAATGGCAAAAAAAGATTTATAATGAAAACAGTTATGATATGAATTATTATACTGAATATGTGGGGGATATGACAATTAAACAATTAGATGCAACAGATAATGTAATCTTTTCATGTAGAGTTTATGAAGCTTATCCCAAAACTGTAAACGCTATTTCGTTAGACCAAAACAGTAGAAATGAACTAACAAGACTTACTGTTACAATGGCCTATAGAGATTGGAAACCAGACCAATATGGGTCTTTAAATGATGCTATATAATAGGAGAAAATATAATGGCACTACCTTCGCTACAAAGTGCAAAGTATGAATTGACTTTGCCTTCAACTGGTGAAAAAGTTGAATATAGACCTTTTCTTGTAAAAGAAGAAAAGAAATTGTTAATTGCACAGCAAGACAATAAACCAGAAACCATTCTAAAGGCGGTTGAAGATATTGTTGATGCTTGCACATTTGGAAAGTTGAATGCAAAATCTCTTCCCATTTTTGATTTGGAATACGTCTTCGTAAATCTAAGAGCCAAGTCAATCGGTGAAACTTCTAAAGTAAGTGTTCTGTGTCCAGACGATAAAAAAACAAGAGTTGAAATCGAAATTGATTTAACAAAAGTTGTTTGTGAAAATACTGAAGGACATAGTAATAAAATTGAACTAACAGATGATGTTGGTATTGTTATGAACTATCCAAAGACTTCCACTATGGATGGAGTAGACACAACTGACCAAGAATCTGCATTTAAGATTATTCGCAATTGTGTTGGACAAGTTTATGACGCAGAAAATGTTTACGAAAAGAATGATATGGATGTGAAAGAACTAGATGAGTTTCTAGATTCTCTAACACATGCACAATTTGAGAAAGTTCAAAAGTTTTTTGAAACCTCTCCAAAGGTTAGATATAGAACTAAAGTGAAAAATCCAGTGACAGGAGTTGAAAGTGATCATGTGATTGAAGGCCTAAACAATTTTTTTTAGTGGCCCTCTCTCACAATAGTTTGGAAAACTATTTCAAACTTAATTTTTCGTTAATGCAACATCACAAGTATTCCTTAACTGAAATTGAGAGTATGATGCCATGGGAGAGGGAGGTTTATGTTGGATTGTTGTTACAACATTTAGAAGATGAAAAGTTGAAACAACAACAAAGAAAAGCAAACAGAAAGGCTGGTGGAAGACGGTCTTACTAAGGAGAAGAACGTGGCAGACGAGAAGAAAACAATTACCGTTGATGAGGCGGTTGCAAAAAAGGATACTAATGGTGATGGGCATCTCTCAATTGAAGAGATGGAGATGGATTTGGAATTTAAAAGAAAAGCACTTGAAGATGCAGATGCCCGTAGAGATGCGATGCGTCAAATGGCATGGTTCGCCCTCTGGGGTATGTTACTATATCCATTTGCAGTAGTAATTGCAAATTTGGTTGGATTGGATCAAGCATCAAAGATTTTAGGCGACATGGCTGCAACATATTTTGTTTCAGTTGCCGCAATTGTTGCTGCATTCTTTGCTGGTAATGCATATTCAGATAAAAAGAAGTAAGGTAAATTAAATGGCCAACGATGAAAGAGAATTTTCCAAAGCAGTAAAAGACTTTAAAGATTCGAATAAGAGTCTTAAAAAGACAATGCGTGAGCAAAGTCTTGTCTCTAGCAGTATTGCAAAAGAAGTTGGGACTGTAATCAAAGAAGACATAACTCAATTTGGTAAAGACGTTAAAGACTTTGCTGGTGATATTGCTGGTGCTGTGCCAGGACTTAGGTCTGTTGCTGGGATTGCTGGTGCTGTAGGAAAAGGTATATTTGGAGACATTGCTCTTGGTAGACAAGAGAAAATTCTCGCAAATCAACTTGGCCTTACTCAAGAAGAAGTTAAGTTAAGAAGAGAGCAAAAAGAACTACTTGATGCTCAAAAAGCACAACAAGAACAACTTCAGAAGGCTGCCGAACAACTTGGAATGTCTACCAATCAGTATCTTGCTGCATATGGTAATGAAAAAGAAAAGGCACAGGCAAGTCTTGATCTAATTAAAGAACAGAAACAACTTTTAGAAACTCAAAAAGAACTTGCAGAAACTTCTGGAGATAATGAAGCTCTTGCTGCAATTGAGGCTCAATTGACGGCAAATTCAGAGGAAGAAAAAGTTGCCTCTCAATCTCTTTTAAACGCATTAATGAACCCGCCTGAAGATGAAGATCAATCTGCGGCAAGACAAAAAGAAGAATCAAATGAGAGAAAAAGAGAGAGTGAAGAAAGTCAAAATATTCTACAAGGAATTGTTAAGGGTATTGGTGATCTAAACAAATCCTTTATGGAAGGACTTGCTGGACTCGCAGATAAAGGTGGGTTTGGACTAGGTGTTATTGCAGCAGTTATTGCTGCACCAGTTGTTGCTCTAGTATCCTTCTTCAAACAACTTGCAGTAGAATTCAAATTCATAAAAGACTTAGCAAGTGGTGGTAAATTGGCAAAAATATTTGCACCACTAAAACGAGTTATTGATTTCTTCAAAATTCTAGGTTCAGAAACAAAAGCATTTCTAAACTTCAAATTTCCAAAAGTAATGAATTTTACTCCTATTAGACTTTTTGTTGAAGGTATAGGAAAATATTTCAAAATTTTAGGTGACATTGCAAAAGGAGCAGGCAATATATTAAAGTCTGCTATTGGGCCAATCACTAAAGGAATAACTTATGTTAAAGATTTATTCTCTAAAGTATTTGCTCCTATATCCAGAGTTATGGATGGTATTGGAAAGACAGCAGCAGGAGCTGGAAGAATGGCAAAATTTGCATCCAGTTTCTTACAAGGACTACAACCAATTCTAGGATTCGCTGCTGGTTTTGGTAGAATACTAGGTAAAGTATTCGCTCCCATAACAATCATTGTGGGTATATTTGATTTCTTTAGTGCTGCAACTGAAGAGTATCAAGACAGTGGTAGTATTATGAATGCACTCACTGCCGGTATTGGTGGTGCAATTGGTGGGTTCTTTGGTATGTTGTTAGACCTTCCTAAGTCTATTATCAGTTGGTTGTTTGAAGCATTTTTAGGTGAAGGTAACATTATATCCACTGCACTAGACTCATTCTCATTCACTGATGTTATTGCTAATATTGTAGACTACGGTCTTAGAATAATGCTTGCTCCTATTACATTCGTTAAAAATCTTATAGGTAATCTGTTTGGTGGAGTAATGGATGTCTTTGGTGGGTTCTTTGATATTCTCTATGGTATCTTTACACTAGACTTTGGAATGATATGGGAGGGTGTCACTGGAATGCTTGGAGGCATTTGGGACATTGTTATGTCACCATTTACCTCTATGTTCGAAACCATTGGTGAAATCTTCGACTTTGATTGGTGGGGTATTGTTAAGTCAATCCCTGGCGTTGGATGGTTGATTGATTGGTGGGGCGGCGATGAAGAAACAGAAGAGTCCAATAAAGAAGCAATGGACATGCAAGGAGAGGCCGCTGATCGAGCAACCGAAAAGAGAGAACTAACACAACGTGCTGCTGAACAGGATAACATATACATCAATGGACAAAAGGCCAATGAAGAACAAAAACAGGCCGCAGTCCAAAAGGCAATGGATGAAGAGAATCAAGCATATGCCGACTATGCTGAAGCAGTAGCCAAATATGAAGAATCCATCATGTCCAACACCCTACCAGAATATTTGGGTGATGTTGGTGCTATGGCATCAGAAGGAATTAGTAACATTATGGGTGGTATTTCTGATTGGTGGAGTGGTTCTGACGATGATGAAATTGCTAAATTAGAAGAAGAAAAACAAAAGGCACTAGCAGAACAGAATCAACAAAATCAGGCGATGTGGGACTTCATGTCTCCAGAAGAGCGTGAACAAAAAATGGCAGCAATTGAAGCAGAATATGATGCGATGATTGCTGCAGAAGAAGACAAAGGAAAAGGTGCTTTGTCTGGTATTACTAGTTTCTTCTCTACTGCTGGTGGTCTACTTCCTTCAGAAGAAGAAATTGCTGCTATGTCTGAAGAAGAAAAAGCGGCATATCAAGAGTCACTAGAAGCGATGCAAAACCCACTAGGCGGCCTTGTAGAAAGTGCCACTGGATGGTTATCTAGTTGGTGGAGTGGTGATGAGAAACCAGA